CGTTTGCAGTTCTAACATGGGCGGATTCAAATTGATTCTTACATTTAGCAGTCAAATAGAAAGCTCAGACAATGAGCGCAGAGTTATTGCAGGCAAAATTGTGCCGTTTGAAACACCTGGTAATACTAGTGTTGGTAAAGTGGTATTTGCTAAAGGGTCAATAGACGTAGGTGACCCAGGCAAGATTAAGATGCTTATGCAACACCGTAACGATAAGCCTATTGGCCGTATGCAAAGGTTTAATGAAGAGCAAGACGGTATCTATGCTAGTTTTAAGATCAGCGCAAGCATGCAAGGATCAGATGCATTAATGCTTGCATCAGAGCAGTTAATAGATGGCCTATCTGTAGGCGTAGATGTAATCAAATCATCACAGAAAAAAGATTATATTTATGTAACTAAGGCGCAATTAAAAGAAGTTAGCTTAGTTGAATCACCAGCATTTACAGAAGCACAAGTAACTAAAGTTGCCGCTAGCGAAGGCGAAGCGGATGCAACAAATCAACCAACTACGGAAAGTGAGGCACAAGTGGACAACACCACCGAGCCAACAGCAGTACCAGTGGTAGAGGTTGCTCCAGTAGAGGCTGCACGCCCAACAATCAGTGCATCATTCTATACAGAGCCTCGCTCACCAATCAGAACACAAGCTCATATGCTAGAACACAGCATCAAAGCACAATTAGGTAACCATGAGTCAGCAACATGGGTAATGAAAGCAGAAGCAGACGTTGCTAAATACTTAACTGCAGCAGATGATTCATTCACTACCAACCCAGCATTCAGTCCAACACAATTCGTACCTACTGTAGTAGATACGCTTATTGGCGCACGCCCAGCTATTGATGCAATCGGATCACGTGCATTACCAGCTGCAGGTATGACAATCTCAGTACCTAAGATCACTACTTCAGGTACAGTTGCAGAAACTGCAGAAGCAGCAGCACCTTCAGAGACAGGTATCGTATCTTCATACGTAAACCTAACTGTTAAGAAGTATGCTGGACTACAACGCTACAGCTTAGAAATCTTAGAGCGCAGCTCACCAGAGTTCTTTGCAGCCATGCTTGATAACATGACACGTGCTTATAACAAAGCAACAGATGCAGCAGTTATTGCAGCACTAACAGCAGGCGGTACACAAGCTACAGGAGTAGCAGCAGATTCAGCAGGAATTATTTCCTACGTATCTACACAAGCACCAGCTGCATACCTTGCAACAGGTGAATTAGCAACACGTTACATCGCTGGTACATCACAGTGGTCATTACTATTAGGCGCAACAGATACAACTGGTCGCCCAATTTACAACGCTGCTAATCCAATGAACAATGCAGGATCCTCTGTACCAACATCACTACGTGGTAACGTATTAGGTCTAGATCTATACGTAGATCCAAACGCAGTATCAACAACTATCGATGAGTCTGCATTTATTGTAGTTCCATCTTCAGTATCAATTTACGAGTCACCAATTCTACGACTATCTGTAAATCAGCCAGCAACAGGCGAGATCGAAACAGCACTATATGGCTACATGGCCGTTGGTGTATTAGTCGCTGGTGGAGTTCGTCGCTTTAACCTAAGCTAATAACTTAGTAATTTAATAATCCCTAGGGTTTAGTAGCCCTAGCCCTAGGGAGCTTTTTAAGAGAGGACACTATGGCCGCTGCGATGGTAACAATGGCAGAGTTACGCAGTAATTTAGGTATTGGCACTTTATACAGTGACGCTACAGTGGAAGAGTGCTGCCAATCGGCAGAAGATTTAATACAGGGTTATTTATGGCATAACGATGCCCCAGTAGTAGCTTCATCTATTAGCAATAACGTAGCAACTTTAGTATTATCAAATCCTGGCATATTTACTACAGGTCAATCAATAACAGTGTCTAATTGTGGTGCAACGTATAACGGCACATACACATTAACAGGATCATTTCCAGGTACTACAGTGCCCGCTTCAATCGGCACAATGTTTTGGAGTACATACGCACTTAGTTCATACCCTAACGGCTACAGCTTTATTCAATACGCAAAGACAGCTGCGGATGATAACTTTCATTTCGTTAAACCATACGGCCGAGCCCTTGGCCCAGAGCATAAAGCACAGGCTTACACTGCGACCCCTGCCATAAGAGAGGCTGCGATGATCGTAGCTGTAGACATCTGGCAAGCACGTCAAGTTAGCCAGACTGGTGGGGTAGGTATGGATGGGATCACTGCAAGCCCATATCGGATGGGTTATCAGCTGATTAACAGAGTGCGTGGTCTCATCCAACCGTATTCTAGTCCTAATTCACTGGTCGGATAATGCCAGCAGCAATAACCACATTACGTGGCACACTAGCAACAGACCTAGCCAATGCAGGCGTGTGGTCTACCTTTGCTTATCCACCTGCAACAATTTTAGCAAACAGCGTAGTTATCACACCATCTGACCCATACATAGTGCCATCTAATAATGACTACACATCTATTGCACCATTAGCAAATTTTAAAATAATGATTACAACCCCGGCATTTGATAACCAAGGTAACCTAGCAGGCATAGAAGATTTTATTGTAGCCGTAGTGACTAAACTAAATGCATCATCTTTGGTGCTAAACATATCAAGTGTCTCTGCTCCAGCTATCGCTAGTGTGGCAAGCGGAGATTTATTAACTGCAGAAATAACTGTATCAATACTAACGAGCTGGAGCTAACATGGCACTAACAGACGAAGAGAAGGCCTTCTTAATTAAGATAGGCCAAGTAGAAAAAGCACCAACACCAGCACCAACTAAAGAGAAAGATAAGGAGTAATAATGGCAATTTTCTTAAACAATACCGTTTCGGTAACATTTAACAGTGTTGACCTATCAGCGTATGTAACAGCTGTAACTATTAACCAGGCATTTGATGAATTAGAAGTAACTGCTATGGGCGATACTGCACACAAGTTTGCTAAGGGATTAGAGGCATCAACAATTACTCTAGACTTCCTTAATGACAATGCAGCCACAAAAGTTATTCCAACCTTGCGTGCTGCTTATGGTACAACTGTGCCTGTAGTAATTAAGCAATCAAGCGCAGCAGTATCTGCTGATAATCCTTCATATTCCACTACGGTTTTGGTCAACAATCTACAAAACGTAAATGGTGCTGTTGGCGATATATCAAGTCAATCGATTACATTTACCTGCAACAGCGTAATAACTGTAGCAGTATCATAAGGAGCAATAATGGCAAAGCTAAAGATAACAAGGGCTAATGGCGAGGTTACAGAACATAAAATCACGCCAGGTGTCGAGTACGCTTTCGAGTTAAAGTACGGCGCAGGAATTAGTAAAGTCCTACGTGACCACGAACGGCAGACCGAGATTTATTACTTGGCGCATGAGTGCTTACGTAGGGCTAACGTAACTGTTCCTGTATTTGGTGTTGAGTTTATTGACAGCCTAGAAACTGTCGAGGTATTAGACGAAGAAAAAAAATAGTACAGCGTGACTCTACGCTCTATGCGATAGCAAGTTTATCTGTAGAGCTAGGGATCGCGCCTACTGAGTTCATTAACATGGACCCAGAGATGTTACGGGCTATTGTGCAGGTCTTACAGGATAGAGCTAAGGAGATAAAAAATGCCAGTAGTCGTAAACGGCGTTAAACAACTCCAAAAGGCTATGCGCGATGTTGAGCCACAACTTAACAAGCAAATGTCTAAAGATATTAAAACTGCGATGCTAATTGTCCGAGATAAAGCACGTGGATATTTACCACAGCAAAATGAAGTATTAAGTGGTTGGGGTAAAGGCACTGCGTCAGCTGATACAATTAAATACAGACCATTCCCACCTTATGATTATTCATTGGCTAAGAATCTTATTAAATACAACGCTGGAACAAACAGGCGAAATAGATCTGGATTTGCTGCCGCATTCTATGTAGCAAACATATCTGCACCTGGCGCAATCTTTGAAACTGCTGGGCGTAAAAATCCTAGAGGATCATCTAGTTCAGAAAGCCTTAATCCTAATGCTGGCATTCATTTTATAGAATCAGCTGAATCACTTAGTCAGATGAAAGGCCAAAATAAACAAAAGGGCCGTTTAATTTACAGGGCTTGGTCTGAAGAATCTAACAGAGTTATACCTGCTGTTGTTGATGCCATAAATACCGTAGCCACAGATTTTAATAATAAAACTCAATTAACGAGGGCTGCATAGTGGCTAATTTAATTGTAAGCGCAGTCAGCACCTTTGATAACAAAGGATTAAAAAAAGGCAAGAAAGAAGTATCAGCCTTTGAAAAACAATTAAAAAGTTTTACTAAGGTCTTTGCTGCCGCGTTCAGCACGGCTGCAGTATTAAGGTTTTCTAAAACAGCTATAAATGCTTTTATAAAAGATGAAGCTGCTGCTAAGTCTTTATCGGTACAACTGCAAAATATGGGCTTTGGGTTTGCCACCACAGAGGTAGAGCGTTACATAGCCAGCCTAGAAAAAAGCACCGGCGTGCTAGATGATTTTCTTCGCCCAGCGTTACAGACTTTAATTACAGCTACTGGATCATTAACTCAAAGCCAAAGAGGTTTAGCTTTAGCATTAGATATAAGTGCTGCTACAGGTAAATCTGTGCAAGAAGTAAGCACGGCACTTGCTAAAGGATTTACTGGACAAACTACTGCTTTATCTAGATTAGGCGCTGGTATTGATAAGGCCACTTTAAAAACTGGCGACATGAATAAAATAATGACTTTGCTAGAAAACAAATTTAAAGGACAAGCACTAGCACGTTTAGATACTTACGCTGGCAAAATGAGTTTGTTACAAGGTGCTGCTGCAAGAGCATCAGAAACTATTGGTGAAGATTTAGTAAATTCTATATCAGTGCTTTCAGGACCAAATGGAGTACAGGGCGCTGCTGATTCAATGGAGAATTTTGCTACCAACATAGGTAATGCTATTTACGGCTTGTCAATTTTAATTGCTCAAACTAAAGAATTTGTTGGACTAAATAAAAATCAGGATAGTTTTGCCAACAAGTTTTTACAGTTTCAATTAACTGGCGGAGTCATTGGTTTAGGATTTCAAGCTTTAGCCAATAAAGGTGCATCAGCTAAAGCAGCTCAAACTCAAACTAATGTAGGTGGTTATGGTGGAATTCCAACA